TAAATGTGCCTTTTGGGTTTATAGTCAAATAAACCGATTTTGCTTTGCCTGCCATTGTTAGTCCTTTTGTTGTTTAAGTGTATATTATATAGTCAAAACAAAACCCTGTCAACCTTAGATTAACAGGGTTAAGTGTTGTATTATTACAACTGTACAGTTTCATTACCAGTTCTCTACACCTGAAATCTCTGTTTTAAACTGACCGTCTAGTCCATTCACGGTAGCGTGTACAATCAATGTAGTGGTACTACCGATACCGCTATGTCCATCTTGGATCAACTCAAACGCAGTCGCCTCTGGAAACTTATCCATTGTGTCCAAAATCTTTTGAACTTCTTCTCTACATATATACATTAATCAATACTCCTAAATGTTCGCCAATCATCAATGTTTGGCTTTTCGTCTGCATCATAAGTCCAGCCTAATGCCTTCATCATGCGATGCTTAACCAAAAGATTTGGGCTACGGAAACGTCCAGTATCTTCAAAGCCTAACATAACGCCAACTTCACAAACTGCACCACTACGGCAAATGCCTGCATAGCAGTGGACAACCACATTCATGTGATTTTCTTTTGCGTGTTGCAACAGTCGAACAAGCTCTGCAGCCTGCTCGTGACTGCACTTCATAGCTTCTTCAAGAACTTCGTCCTTTTCTTCAACATCCAAAAATTCAAAGTTATGCTGTTCTTTGAACTTATGTGCTGGCACAGGTCGCCAGCTAGCTGGATCAACAATGCTGATCAGCATACTGTTCTCTCCGGCTTCGTGATGAAATCTTTTTGGAATGTCATCTGCCGCTACGTTTTCAATCCATGGCATTTTTAATCCTTTAACATATTAACTTTAAATATTTCTTCTATTAGTTCTGTGCTGAGATGTCTTGTAGAGTTGAACATTCTTCCATCTTCTAACATGACATAGTTAGCAGTTAAGTCTTTTTTCCAGTTACCAAACCATCCATCCTCTAATAGTTTAGGAGTTGATGGTTCTTTCTTTTTATTAACAGCATAGTCAGCGTCGCCGGTTATTGAATATATGAAGTCTTTTGCCGGTTGTTTGTATGTCTTACTTTCCGTTGAAATCTTTAAATCATGGTTAGCTATTGACCAGCGTTGGAAATCATCATTAAGATAAAATGCTTTTCTTTTTGTTAAATCTAATGTTTCCTGAGACTGATTAAACTTATCTACACTGACAACTGGAATCCTAACAGCAACATAGTTTAGTTTGGTAGAAAAGTTTAACCACCAGGCCATATCAAAACATGATACAATAGGAAATGGACAAGCAGTTATATGCTGTTCTAACTTCTCTATGAGGTGATTCTTTTCCTCTTTAGTCCAAGGTTCTACAACGGATATCCGATTTACAGTATTTGCTGTAGGTTTTATTGTGTTTTGTCGAAAAACGTTGGGCCAATCAAACAAACCATGCCAAGTACTCTTAGTTTTGTAAAGATCTGCATCATCTACAACAACCAACTGAGAACCAAAAATCTGATCGCCTCCATCCCCTGTGATTACTGTTGCAGATGTATTTACTCTGTCAATACTAAAAAACTCGTCACTTGTTAATACTTGACAAAATTCTTTATAAAGATCGTAAAATAATGGATATTCGTTGATACTATCCTGTGTACAGACTATCACTAGTTTTTTAGCAGTTGGTTTAGTTTCTAACAATGCTAGAGTAGCGGCAGTACTATCAATACCTCCACTCCACAATACTTCAAGATAATCGTGATCAACCCAATATTGTTCAGCAGTTTCTAAACATATTTGTCCTAGCGATTTATTAAAATCTCCAACTGTTGGGATTGGGACATAGTTAGTTTTAAATTTGTTTAACATGCCAGTCCTGTCAACTGCACTAATGCCATTTAGTAATCTACCCACCCAAAACAATGTATCGTCAGACTTGCTCATTGGAGCAAAGCTCATTATCTGGCTAACAGTATTAGCATCTAACTTTGTATTAGTACTTGCAAGATTCTTTAATTGCTGCCAAAATGTTGAATGATAATAATATACCGAACTCACAGATAAAATCCTTATTATAAGAGTACAAGTTTTAAACTCTTACTCGTTTATTTTCACCAATACGCGGTGTACGTGTTTTTAGCATTCTAAATCAATGTGACGACCTTTGTCTAAATCTAGACGAAGGTTCCTACTCACACGTTCCGCAATAACTTGATCCAATCTACGTTCTTCAATCTTTTTGCTGTAATCTTGTTCTCGTTGTTTTTCCAAACGAGCAGAATCTAAACGATACTGCTCTAGATTGTACTTTATAACGCTCTGTTCGGCTCTTGAGATTTCCATTATACTCGCTCCTTTTTAACGCGACCAATTCGGCTGGCCTTGTTCCAATCATATTTAACACCGTCTGGGCACAGACCATCTTTGACGCTGTCTACACCAAACATGCCCACGATTTCAAATTCGCTTCCTATAATGCTGACAAAAGCATCTAGAGTCTTAGCATAGGCCATTGCCGCATCTAAGCTAGGAAAATCTGTTTCTACTTTATTGTTTATTACTTTGTACATGCCATTATTATAGCACCAACGAGTAATAGTGTCAAGCAGTTACAAACATATCTTTGTCTAATATTGGTTTTGGCTTTTTTGCTACTTTAGTAGTAGTTTTTTTTGCTTTGGTTTTTTCAGCTTTAACATCAACAGTACAGTTCATAGATGATATTCTAGGACTGTAAAGCAAAATCTCTCTAGCGGACTTTGCAGTTTGGCTAGTGATCACTCCTGCATCGTCTTTGTTTTGCTTACGGCGACCAGCAGTATAGGTCACATTGTAATAGCTTAATGCCAAGTGTCCTTGATGCGTAGTGTAGAATGAATCACCTGCATCTCTATTGCAGTAAAATACAGTATTGCCCTTCAAGTCTTCATGCTTGCAAAAGTTGATAAGACTAATGTGTGCATTGTCATCAAATATTTGACCGTATTGCGTAAAGCTGTCTCTATAAGGGGGATCCATAAAGAAGAAAGCACTGCCTTGAACCGCACTCGCACAATGATACCAATCACCACAATAGATGTCTACTTTTTGTAAGAATATATTCCATTCTAATACATTGTCCTTGTCATAAACTTTAACAGTTTGATTCAGCAGTCCGCTAGGTGTAGCAAAGCGACCATTACTAGATTGATTAACTTGCCAAATGCCGTTAAAGCCAGTCTTCATTAAGAAGTACAGTGTAGCACTTTCATCAGTGGCATTCCATTGTGTCCAGTTAGTAGTGTATTCTTTACGTAGGTCATAGTAGAACTTTTTACGATCTACTTTTGACAATGGCAAATACTGTGCCTGTAGAATATCCATTCTTGCAGTAAAGTCTGCGACGTTATTTTTAATAGCAGTATACAGGCCAACAATCTCTGCGTTAACATCGTTAATAATAAACTTTTTAACAGTGGGATTATTTTGATAGATATGAACCATCATCGCGCCACCGCCAAAAAACGGTTCCACAAAAGTATCATAACCGGAATAGGGGATACCCGGATCCATGAGATACTTAGGGATCATTTTGTTTTTACCGCCGGCCCAAATATACAATGGTTTCATATTAAGAAAGTGCCTGTCTCATTAGTGTTTCAATCTCATCATTAGTCCATCCTGTTACAGACAGAAAAAAACTAACGCCTTCGTTGTGTAGTTTATTTACTTCTCGATGCCCCTCTGGATTATTGCACCTGAGCATAGTATTAGCATATCGAGCTAACACTCCGTCGGGTTTAGCACCAGCACCTGCCATAAAAGTAACATATCGAAAGCCATTAGCACTACGGAACGTTTCACAAATTTTCAAGTTCTTTGCATGGCGTTCTTGTGCGTTACCATGATTGCCTTGTACTTTTGCTTCAATGGCAACTCGAACATTCTTGTGTTCATCAATCCATAATCCGCCATCTGGCTCGCATCCGCTTTCAATATCTTCCCATAAAGGCTTTCGACGATTATGCCCTTTTGAATATCCAGAAAACTCTGTTTTAAGTTTTTGAGCAGTTGTTTTAAGTTGCTGATCTAACTTTGAGCTTTCTCCGGTAGTGGCACTGCCGCCTTTCTGTACCCCGCCACGGCCTTTAGAAATAACTGTTTGGTTCATATATATACATCCTTATATACCTATTATACAGTCAAGAGAAAACCCTGTCAACCTAAGTTGGCAGGGTTTGGGGGTGTTATATTTCTATAACGGCTTAGAGAGCGTAACGATCACTCATTACAGTCTTAAGCATGATGCCTTCTGGAGTGAATTGATCCAAATCAGCGGCTAGCAAGCTAGTCATGAT